TTCTTCGTTAGTGTCGTTTGTAATTTTTGCAAAAATGTGTCCCTCATTGTCAGAATTATAGTAATCACTGTCAATGATTCCGACTGTATTATTGAGCTGTAATCTGAATTTGAATCCCAGACCACTTCTAGGATAACATTTCAATACCCAGTCATTGTCAATTCTGCATCTGATTCCGGTAGGTACTTTTACTGTTTTACCAGGTTTAATTTTCAGCCCGATTGGTGTGAAGAAATCATATCCGGCAGAACCAACCGTTGCACGTTTCGGTAATTTGATTCTGTCATAAATCTTTCTAATAATTTCCTCATCACTTGCGTTAAATGTATCTTCCCAGTCCTTCTTGAACTGCTCATAACTTACCTTTTCAAATTTTGCTACTACTTTTGCCATTATAACATTTCCTTTCTTTTCCAAAGTATTATTTTATTCGCCACTATGCTTTTTTGCACATCAATGATTCTCTGATTTCTACTGCCACGAAATTGTAATCGAAGATCTCTTTCTTCTATTCTGAATTCTCCATCCACTAAAACATCACATAATTTTAATAGGCTTTTATACTTATCCTGGTGAATTATTTCTTCATATTTATATCCTGTATAAATCCATAGTTCTTTTTCTGGATAGAGATTTTTGAAATCTTTACTTACAAAATATGAAAGCTCCACATTATCCAATGGATCACCACCAGAAAGAGTGAGCCTAGAAATATGCTTTTTTGATAACTCATTAAATAGTTCATCATAAATGCTTTGTGTGAATGGAATTCCTTTTGACTTATCCCATGTAGATTGGTTGTGGCAACCTTTGCAATGGTGGGAACAACCTTGCACAAACAAAGTTGCTCCAACTCCATTACCATTATTTACATCGAATTTATCAATTCCGGCAAATCTGAAATCAGTTTCAATGCCGTTAATGAGATTCATTTTTCTCCGTTTTGGCTTTTAAGGCATTGTTAAAATGTTTCACACGGTAGTCAACTTCCTGGCGTTTTCCTTCATTGAATGCTTCAATGTAATCACCAGTGAGATATCCCGTTACTCGTCTTAATCTTCTGATTTTTCGACAACCGCAAATCGGGCATTCATCTCCGATTTCATCTGTATAACCACATTCGGTACACATGTCATTCGGTACATTGACTGCAAAATAAGGAATATCCTTATCCATTGCATAGTTTACAATTTCTTCAAGCGCATCAATATTTTGTTTTACGCTTGATGGCAATTCGACATATGTAATGCAACCGGCTGAACTATATCCTGTAAGTTCTGCCTCTATGTCAATTTTTTCAAAAGGACTCATTTCTTCCCAAACTGGAACGTGCATTGAATTTGTGAAGAATTTCTTATCAGAAACATTTGGGATTTCTCCGTACTTATTTCTGAATTTTGACATTGCTGTAAAGCATAAGTTCTCTGCTGGGGTATAATATACTCCAAAGTTTAAACTATACTCTTTTTTGTATTCGGCACATCTATCTTTGAAAAGCTGCTCAATTCTCTTTGCGGTTTCCATACCTTTTTTAGTTGTATGATTGCAGCCAACTAAAATCTGTAAAGTTTCTGCAAGACCAATCTGACCAACTGCTAATGTTCCGTGTTTCATGGCAGATTCGATATTTTTTCCATCGAAACCTTCCATTACAAAATTTTCGTACATGAATTTCGCTGAGTCTGGTGACTGTTTGCAAATCCATAAATATCTTTCGATAAGCATGTCTTTCGCTTCATCAATCTTCTTATCAAGATATTCCATGAAGCTGTCAACCAATAATTTCTCATCGTATTCTTTTCCACCAGTAAAACAATTGTTCTCTTCAAGTGAAACTTTTGTTTCCATAGCAAGTGTTGGCATGATGATAGTTACCGGGCAAATATTACCCCTACCGTCTTTTGTCTGACCAAATCCGTTGATATCCCAACCGTTAGCTGTTCTACAGCCCATTGTTGAGAAGTATGTTTTCGGATCATCTGGATCATACCCTTCATTTCCTGACCAATCACAGTTAGCGTAATTCGGGTAAAGCCTCTGTGCAGTTGAACGGAGTGCCAATCTATATAAATCATAGTTCGGTTCGCCTGGCTTTCTGTTGATACCTTTCTTCAACTGAAAAATACCACATGGGAAAATACTTGTCTTATGTAATTTTCCGATTCCAGCGATAGAAACATCAAGTAATGCTTTAATTACCATTCTTCCTTCTGGTTCGGTACATGTACCATAGTTGATAGAGGTAAATGGTAACTGATTTCCAGATCTTGACTGAAGCGTATTCAGATTGTGATATAATGCTTCAATTGCCTGTTTTGTTTCAATGATTGTATCGTATAAAGCAGATTGATAGAAAATAGGATCAAGTTTTTCTTTATTTGCAAAGAAAAAGTCCTCTTCTTTCAGTCCTGTCTCTTTGTAAAAGTTTTCTTTATTCTCATCAATCCAGTCATCGAATCGGTTTCTGACAATGCCAATTTCGTCTTCGTAGTCATCAAACAGCATTCCCATAAGGTCTAAGTATAAGAACGCTGCTGTATTTTTTAAATATGCCACAATATAATGTTTTCTGAATGACTTTCGCACATATGGCATAAGTGTCCAATCAATGTGTGTTGCAGAAACACCACCGAACTGCTGCAACGACTGTAACTGGAATATTACAGCAATCAATTGTCCGGCTGTATTGACAGATTGTGCCGGGCGAACATCCGTCTGTCGTACATTAAACCCATTTGCAAGTAGTTTATCAAATGGAATGCTGAGACAATTGTGCATACCAACCGCATAACTATTTAAGTCGTGCGTATAGATTCTGTTAAGAATATGGTTGTTTCTTGCCAATTCGGACATGCACTCATCAAGAGCATACTGTTTCAGCATAACATCACTTGCAGCACCAATCATTCCACCAAATGATTTTTCATCAACATTTGCGTTCTGATTCTCAACATCTTTAGCTTTCAATTTCTCTGAAAACTGTTTCATGAGTTCACTTTTGCGTCTTCTGTCTCTGGTTCTATCATTTCTATAGATGATGTACTTTCTTGCGACTTTCATATCTTTTTTAGCAAGCTGAGATTCTACAATATCCTGTATTTCCTCAACTTCCATATCTTTATCAAGCGCACTGATATTTTCTGCAATCTCTTTGGCTCTTGATTTTGCATATTCTGTTTCTTCTTTTTCAACATCATAGAATGCCTTTAAAACAGCATTCTCGATTTTTTCAGGTCTGAATTCCTGAATCTGTCCATCACGTTTGTAGACCATTAAAAATCCTCCAATTTATCAATAAGTTCATAAATCTCATCCCAACCATGAACCCTAAAGTTCTTTGTGTTGTCCTCCTGTACTGATCTGTTCCAGGGTTTATCAAATATGAAATTATATTTAACTGGTGAATCTTTCGTATAATCCAGTGTAAAATTTCCTATACAGTCATCAATAAGGATATCTCCATGTACCAAGTGTTTGTCCCGGCACACAACAAGCATTCCACTATCGTATTGCGGAATGTTCCGTTTGAGCCATTCATCTTTGACTCTTACATGGTCAGGATAAGTTGATGTAACAAAATAGAAATTGTATTTTGCCATCAATTTTCCGATTACTTCTTTTGCTTTTGGCTGTAGCTCTAAAGAAGATAGGAATTCATCAGTACCAAATTCCGTGAATATATTTTCACATTCTGGCTTGATGAATTTTTTAACTTCCCAGTCTGTTATGTCATTCAGAGTGAGACTGTCATTGTATTGCTTGTTATATTCGACAAGGATCTTTTCAACTAAGTTATTTATCACTTCGTCCACATCACATAATATCGTTTTGCATTTATTTATGCTTGTTTTTCGTGTTGAAGTATATTTCTGATGTACAAATTCTGCCATGTCCTGTGGTGTAAATTTATACTCAGTGTTTTCAATAACATATGTTACCTCATCTTCGATTCCGTCAAACTGACCGACATCTGAAGCATCTCTTCTTTTGGCTTCTTCAATGTCATCTTTTCTTTGAAGAATCTTTATCAGACGATCTCTTCTGGGAACTTTTATATAAATGCTTGTAACATCTATATCAGATTTCGTTTTGAGCTGTCTCATTCCGTGTGGTGTAAGAACAGCTACTTTGTCGTTTGTACAGTCTTCTACTGCACTTCCATAGTACCAACCATTATAGACTCCGATTTCTGCGAAAAATCCACTTTGAGCTTTCTTCAAAAATTCTTCTTTTGAAATATAATGGTAATCTACGCCATCAATTTCTCCTTCTCTTGGGCTTCTAGTGGTATAAGATACTATTTTGTTGTACCCATATTTTTCGCATAAAATCTTTTCAATAGTTGACTTACCGCTTGCACTTCCTCCAACAAGTATAAGCATTAAAAGTCCTCCTGCTTTTTACGGTTCTTATATGTAAGAAATTCGTATGGGATAGATTGATAATACTGAATATCACCACTTTCCACACATTTCCATGTGTTATCTTCCTCTATATTGGGAAAGAACGTATCAGATTCAAAAGACTTATAAATCTTTGTCACGAATACTTTTTCACAATACGGAAGCAATTTCTCATAGATTTGACCACCACCAATGATGAAAATATCACTGTCTTCATTTTGGATAAGCTCTAACGCTGAATCCATTGATATAAAATCTACGCCATTAACATGTTTCTGGCTTTTGCTGATTACATAGTTTTTTCTATTTGGTAGTGGCTTTTTTGGAAGAGAATCCCATGTTTTCCTTCCCATAATTACGATTGAACCATTTGTTTTTTCTTTGAAAAATTTTTTGTCTTCTGGGATATTGATAAGCAAATCTCCGTTTCTACCAATACCCCAGTTTTCATCTACTGCTACTATTGCTGCTAACATTCAAATCTCACCCTTGTTACTTGATGTTGGCTTAAATACTCTGCTGCATCTTGAACGCCAGTCAAATAAGCTGAATATAAATCTGGATTTTCTTTGAAATCTTCTGCATTTTTGCTGTTCATTGCATACCCAACAAGTTCTTCTTCTGTCCGTATGTCCTCATAAACTTTATCTATTTTATTCAGACATGATTTGCAAATATCTATTTTGCCCTTATGAATTATTCCGGCGAAAAATCTAATTGCACTATCAAATGTATTTTCGTCTATCGTTCTTCCACATATATCACATTTAATATAATTTACTCTTGCCATATCATCACCTAAATTCCGAGTTCCAACTTCAACTGAGGAACAATCGGATCATAATTTTCCATAGAAAAATCTTCGATTGTCATATCATAGAAATTAGTTTTCTCTGGATTGAGTTTGAGCATTGGCTTACTCTGAGTGTTGGTACTTTTCAGATTTTCTATACGTTTAAGCATCTCTTTTGCTTGATTGATGTGCCTGTCATAAATCTGTTCATTTGCTACAAAATGTGTGAATACACCTGGTTTATAACCAGTATAGCGTGCAATCATTATAAGTAATGCTGCATATTGAACTTCATTAACCCCACCAGCACCAGAAGCCGTAAGCATATCTCCACTTCTCTGAATCAATACCATGTCAAGATATTTACCACGCACATTCCATATTGTGTTGTAAGCGCATGGTGCAAGACCGGCTGTTTCTCTTAAATCATTTTCTTGCCATAAGGAAACGACTTTTCTCCTGCCGTATGGATCTTTCTTGATGTCATCAATGAGCTTATTGATTAAATCATATCTTTTCACGGTTGCGCCGTATCTCTGCCCAATAGTTCCATCTCCGATATCCCAGTCTTTCCACCAGGTAACTCCCATCTTTTCCATTTCTGAGATACTATTTGTCGGTCTTTGATAAATAGTGAAAATTTCTTTGATACCAGTTTTCCATGCGATTCTTCTTAAAGAGCAAATAGGAAATTCGCCTTTTGATAAATCGTAGGTTCGGCAAACATGGTTCACTGAATATGTATGTGCCGGTACTCCGTCTGCATACTTAGGTCGTGGGTTCTCATCAATATATCCATTTTCAAGGATATTCTTGATGTCTCTTTCCATATACTGATCTGCTTTGTTCATGCTAATCCTCCACAATGAACGCTTTCAGTTTTTCTCTGATTTCTTTGCATTCTTCAACATCATCTGATGAAATTCTCAGCACTAATTCCCTTGAAAGATCAACACTAAAAATTCCCATGATTGATTTTGCATCAATGATATATCTGCCAACAATAATATCCATATCCGGCTTAATAGCAGATGTAATCCGGCAGAAATCCTTAACTCTATCTATAGTACAAAGACTAATTTTAAATTCGTTAATCATTCTTCTCTCCAATCATTGTATTCTTCTTCCCATTCTGTCTCATGTATGCCGTTTGCTTTTTTCGCACATTCTTCTGAGCAATATGTTCCATTCATATCATCTGTAACATAATACTCATCTTCGTACAATTCTTCTCCGCATTCATCACAAGTTCCACGAACTCTCCTAACAGCATTAGGACATCTTGGGTGGCAAGGGTTCTGTAAACATATTGAACACATGTTTATCATTCTCCTTTATTATTGTCTGTTTATGATGTTTTCATAAATTTCAAGACCAAAAGCTACGGCTTGACTTTTCATATTTTTACTACCTTTACTTTTTCCATCCCAAAATAAAACAAGAACTCCAAAAGCATCGTCTGAAGAAGCATATACCGCCATGTCTCTGTTCCTTTTGTGCCCTGCTAATGCATTATAGCTTCCATACGAATTTGTAATAACTCTACATGGTGATACATCCAAATTATTCCAGTCAGCCGGAAATTCTTTGAGTGCAAGATTATATTTATTGGCGAATTTCACTGCCAATGTATCTG